GACCGAAGCTCCGGCCCCAGACCAGTTGGCGCAAAGCACGATTCCCCCAGAGGCCCTTGCTGCCGTTGCGACAACCGCAGAGCCGGTACCTGGTGGTGCAGCATCTGCAGAGCAATCACAGATGATGTACAAATCCATGGAAGATGACCTTCAAGAGAAGAGCATAGGGGCGCTGAACAGGTGGAACGAGATACTCAGCAGAAGCATAGAGCGAGTCATCGAGAGACAGCAACGAGTTGTTCTTGAGAAATCAAGCGGCGCAAAAGCTAAGAAGTCATTGTTCGCTGGCACTCTGGAAATAGATTCGATTCTTTCCCCAGAGGTTTGGGATAAGCAAATGGACGAGGACATACGACCAGTCATCTCGGCGATTATTCAAGACTCATTCAATATGCACAATGAGGGATATGGGCAAAAGTCTGAAAAAAGTATAAATAAATCAGACCTTGACGCACAAATAGATTCTCAAATGGCTCGCATAAAGAGCATTAACATAGAAAACTTTAACCAGCTCTCCTCGATGATGTTCAACTCACTCTCTGTCATGGGCGAAGAAGAGAGGGCGGCATCCTTCCGTGGAGCCCTTGTGAGCATGTACACGAATCTGGTTGGAAAACAAAACATTGAGATTGCAGAAGACGAATCACGCAGAGCGTGGAAGTTCGGACAGTTCATCTAGCGACTTTCAGTAAAACAACAGATTTCCAATTCATTTACTGAAACTATTTTGTTTTATACCAATACTTGCTGTGGGCGCACTTGTTGGTCCTCTAATATCGTTTAGAACCAAGGAGCGCTATGCCAAACTCTAATTTCGGAAACATTCAATACAAGGCGTCCAATGGCCTCATCAACCTTGATGAAGCACAGGGAATTGTTGAGTGTTTTGTTTCTGGAATTGGCAACAAGGATTCAGTAGGCGACATCTGCGCCACTGGTGCATTCGCTAAGAGCCTTCAGCGCCGCAAGCCGCGTGTCGTATGGGGTCACAACTGGAACGACCCAATCGGCAAGGTTCTAGAAATATACGAAGTTCCAGCATCAGACCAGAGACTTCCAATGAAGATGAAGATGGCTGGCATCGGTGGATTGTACGCAAAGGTGCAGTTCAATCTTCAGTCAGAAAAAGGCAAAGAAGCATTTGCTAACGTAGCCTTCTTTGGCGAAGAGCAAGAGTGGTCAATCGGTTACAAAACCCTCAGAGCACAATACGACGACAACCTTCAGGCGAATGTTCTTTACGAAGTAGAGTTGTACGAAGTTTCCCCAGTCCTCCATGGAGCCAACCAATTGACAGGAACAATCTCTGTCAAGAGCGACGAAGAGAAGATGCACGGAATGATGCCGATGGTTATTGGTTCCCCTGCACCACAGGGTCCCCGAAGGGACGGACTTTTCGACGAGGGTGTTTCGCAAAGAATAAGCGGACCCCAGTTGGCTGGCGTTGTTGCGGAGCTTTCGCGCCGTGCGGCAGGTCCAGTAATGGTTGTTGAGGCTACAGAAAATTCTATTGTTTTTGTTAAGCCAGGAAAAGGAAAGTTTAGAATTGGATACCACTTCACAGGAAGTGAGTACATGTTTGGCAAGCCAGAACTGATTCAGGCCGAGCAACCAAAACCAGCAGTTCAATCTGGTCCTTCGCCAATCCCAGGTGTTGTTGCAAAACCCAGCAAGCCATCAACAAACAATCCAGGAATGGCAATGCCTGTCGCAATGAAGCCAGTCAATGGCGGAATGGTTATGGTTCCGTTGGCGCCTGTCGAATACGAAGGCTCTGACAAGAATAAGAAGCCGGAGCTTGGCGCAGAAGAGAGCGAGCTTGCTGAGTCGCTTGTTCGTATTGCCAGCAAGTACGGAAAGTTTGATGAAGACGGTGATGGCATTTGGGCCGGATACTATCCTCCAGCAGAAAACAAAGTAAAGGACATTGGCGTCAAGTGCTCAAACTGCGTCCTTTACCAAGGTGAAGGTAAGTGCAAGATTCTTGACTTCAAGGTCGAAGATGAAGCCAAGTGCAGATTCGCAATTATTCCAGATGGCGTTGTAGTCGGCTTTGGCAAAAAACAATACAATGACATCCTTGATGATGATGAAATCAAGATGGTCGAAGACATCGAAGCCAAGTACCCAGGCGAGTTTATTCTTGGTGCTTTGCGCAACACGGTTAAGAAGCGTCGCAAGAAGCGTCGCTCCTACAAGACGCTCGAAGAGTGGGGCACAGAAGAGAGAGAGCTCGAGGAGAAGGGTCTTGACTCATTTTTGGCGCAAGACCAGTCATACGTAATTCCTGTCAATCTTGAGGACGCATTTTATTTTAAGTCGGTAATCGACCCAGTTCTTGAGTACCACAGAATAGATACCACCGTCAACGAGTACGGAATTGTAATCAATTCACCGCTCGACCAGGAATCAAAAGACGCAATCAGCGCAGCAACGAACTCGGCTTACGCTCTTTTAAAAAAAAAAATAGCTTCTAGCAGTATTGAAGAAAAAGCGCTCGGCCGCAGAATAGCTAGCCGCGCGATAGATAGACCGAACATCGGCGGCAAGAAGCGCCGTGGCGGACGCGGCATGGGAGTCCCCAGTGGAGACCTTGACCCAAGGACTCGTCGTGACAGCAACCTAGATGGAACGCTGTTTGACAACGTCCCAGGCTGGGAACAGCCAGACCCAACACCAGACGGCCCTGGTTCAATAAACAACCCCAAGCCATCCAGGCGTCAGCTAGTTGATACGGCAAAACCAGATGGTAAAGAAAAACTCTCTAGCGGAACAAGGAACCTTCGTCGACACGCCGACCGCTCCGAGGACATGGAAAAGCAATTTCCTAACGCCGAAGAAAATCAGAAGCGTATAGACCACGAGGCAATTGCAAAAGCGTGGGAAGAGCAGGGTCTTGGTTGGCAAGAAGTTCCACGCTATAACTCTGACAGCAATTTTAGCTCAGACTATTTGCGTGGTCGTGAAATTGGCGTAAACCAATCACGAGTTATGTGGAATGGCGACTCCGTAAGGAAGCGCCCTGCAAAGTTTAACGAAAAGGCAAAAGCATCAATAGAATATAGCGACTGGTTTTCAAGCTACATAAGGTCTGTTGGCGCCTACATTGATGCACATAGCAAAGATGATTCCGACAATTGGGATGGAATCGAGTCCGCCATCAAGGATGATGTTAAGGCAAAGTATCCAGATGTACGGGAGCGAAGCAAAGAGTACATTGCCAACCTTAATCAAAGCCTAAATAGCCTTGGTCTTTTGGACGCAGGAGACAAGAAAAAGAAATTAAAGAAGGTGAAAAAAGGTGAAGATTCACAGGGTGGACCTGACCTTCAAGAACTTCGCAAACTCAATTCAGAGGGCAAACTTTCTTCAGGTAAGGAAGATAGCGAAGTTGACGCTGAATTTCTAAAAGCAAAAATAAAAGAGACAGAGGACAGGCTTAACGATTTGGGGGACAACCCGCTATTGCGTGATGAGCGTAGGGCGTTACAGGCCAGAATTAAATATGCAAAAGAACTTTTAAAAGAAAAAAATTCACAAAAACGGAAACCATCTGGCCCATCCCTTTCTTCGGGCGGGCTAGCCGAACGCCTTAAAGAAATTGATGGACTTTCTGCAGAAGAAACGTTTATACCTTACAGGCGAGGCGTGCTTGCAAGAGGGCCGCAACCTAGCGACCTTCAGCGCGAAATGTACGAGGAATTTGCAAGGTACGGTAACCAAAACGATGTTTGGGACTATCTGAACACTAGATACAGTGTTGAAAAATCTGACTACGAATACCGCCCTGGCGACGACGGATACTTCAGTGAAAGTGAACCTAACTACAACCTTAATGACGCAATAAAAGACTCCATGTCTGAAGAGGACATGCGGAATTTTTTGAAAGCCACAGCAGAACACGAGGCCAGCCCAGACTACGACGCATACAAAAAGGGAGGCCCACTATACGACGAGTTGAACAAAGATGGAAAGCTTTCTTCTGGACGCACTGCGGGTAGTGGCAGGTTCGTAGCAGACCTTGAAAAGCAAATGGCAAAAGACACCGAACCGCTGGATATCTCCGCTTACGGTGCAGGCCAATATGAGATGTTTAATAGGAGTAGGGACAACAATCCCGAACTCGACTTTGACGTCGAGGTGCAAGATGAATTAATGTCCCACCAAGATGGGGCAGAGCTCGTCGGACACACGGTAAAACTTACCGATGGTCGTAGGGGCGTAGTTGTGTCTGGGACAGGACCAGAATATGAGCTGCTAGAAAGAGATGAATTCGTCCGCGGGAATGTGGCTCGAATGTATTCTGGCGATATTGCTGTTCTAATAACAACAGACAAAGATGGAAATACGCTCGATAAATTTATTGAGCAAGATTTTGATTTCAACCTAGAGAGCAATTCTCGCGTCATCGACCCAACGATGGATTGGGATAAAGAAATTGAAGAATCTAAGACCGACGGTACTGTCGGTGCGTTGGTGGAAAAAAATCGCATCACAGACAGTCTCTTGGAGCAGGTCTCCAAATCAGAGAGAATGTCCTCTGGTAAAAAAGATTCATCGCGTCTATCTTCGGGAGGCACACCAGATTCCGATACGCAAAAAAGACTCATAGATTCTGCCGAATCTGCCGCTAAAAAGAAATCTGATGGGACGGAAAGCTTTGCCGCAAGCGTTGCTCGCCAGTACCGCAAGGGTGGAAAATTATCAGAAAAACAATGGGCAGCATTGGACAAAATGTTTGGTGGCTCCAAACCGAAGAGTGCCCCAGAGGCATCTCGCCAAGACTCACCTAGCATTCCGTTCTCCAACAAAAAAAGAGCTATCACGGAACTTGAATCTATTCCGGAATATGACTATCCAAAAGTTGCAGCAAACAGAAAGCCAACAGTAGAACAGGCTCGCGCAATAGACGCGATGATGACTGGCGAAGACGTAAAGATATCGGCATTGGCTGCAACCGGAAAAACAACCACTGTAATCAACTTTGCGGAAAGACTAAAAGATGTAGACCCATCCGCAAGAGTCCTGTATTTGGTCTTCAACAAAAACGCCAAAGACGATGTCGCTAAAAGAGGGATGCCAGACAATGTCAACGTTATGACGATGGATGGTGTTTCGTATAACGCGATGCGCTCAATAAACCCTCAGATGACCACAAAGAGTTTTGACCAAGCACCAGGTCATATCAAGCCAATAAAAACATTTGGAGACCGAGCGTCATATCTTGGCGTAAAGTCAATGGTCGATGAGGGGCAAGAGCTATCGGCAACAGACGTTTACAAGAGGGTGTCTAAGGCGGTGGATGCCTTTGCTATTAGTAGCGATTCAGAAATAGGCGAGCAGCATTTTACTGGAGCATACAACGGGAACATGGCAGTAGATAATCCAGAAATTATCGCTGAACTCATCCCGTTTGCAAAAAAAATGTGGGCCGACATGAATACGCCGCGAGTAGCCCCAAAGGGCAGCGGCAAGGGTGAGGGCATGCTCCCAATGACGAACACTCACATCACGAAAATGTGGGCCCTGACCAATCCGGATATAGGAAATTCAGAAATGGTCAACGTTGCGATGGTCGATGAAGCACAGGATATGAATCCAGTGTTCGCTGGCATCCTAAAGGGCTCAAACGGTATTCAGAGAGTTTATATTGGCGACACAAACCAGGCAATCAATGCCTGGCGCGGCGCTGATGGCAAAACGCTAAATGACGCTTACGCCAAGTACGACATGCCGATAACCGACTCGTTCCGATTTGGCAAAGAGATTGCTGGAATGGGAAATCGTTTCTTGTCTCTACTTGGAAGAAAAGAGCGCATGACTGGTAAAAAGACGGACCAATCTGGTTCGGCTGTGGATGGAATAATCGGACAAATAAATAATCCGACGATGATTCTCACCAGGTCAAACGGTGGGGCAATAGCAGCGACCCTAGACAGTTTCAAAAAGGGACTCACTGTTTTCGGTAGCAAGAATTTTAAAAATGACCTTGGTTCGTTTATCGACAACATCGAATACATGACCACAAAAGAAAATGGAACTGGATATTTTACCGACAGCAAGGGTGGAAAAATATTCGGCAAACCGAAAGAGAGCCAAGACCTTGACGGTATTTCTAATATAAGGGAATTCAACAAGGCCATTGAGGACGCCGACAACAACCGTCTGAACATGCTTGGAAAGATAATCGCAGAGAACTCGTTTGAGGAGTTGCGGGTTGCTCTCGACAAGATTATTACAGATAGAAAAAATTTACCTAAAAACAGAGATGAATACGTACACATACAAACTGCGCATACATCGAAAGGTCTAGAATCGCCAAGAGTAAAGATTTGGACAGACTTCAGAAAACCGAAGAAAGACGAAAACGGCAATGTGTTGATGCCAAATGAGCAAGAGCTCAGGCTTTCTTATGTTGCTGTAACCAGAGCCGAAGAAGAGTTGGACCTAGGTTCGCTTGGCTGGATTACGGAATTCACCACTGACGAAGATGGTGAGCCATCAAAGCTTTCATCAGGAAGCGATGCAAGCAGGATTCTTGGGCGGAGTATAGAAAAACCAGAGACCGAAAAACTCATTACATCGGATAGAGAGATATTCGAAAGAAGAATGGGCGGAGAGTCGCTGGCCGAAACGGCCGCAGCACTTGGCATCAGGCGCGAGGACGTAGCGCAAGCAGAAAAACGGCACATGGCAAGAATGAGGGGGACTTTGTCCACCCTCGACGCAGACGACGCCGAGGCTTACCGCCAAGAGCAGTATCGAATGGCTGAAGAGAACGCAGCAGATGAAGCTCTAAACAGGTACATTAACGAACAGATTTCATCTGGTTCCTCACTAGACGCAGTGGCTAAGGAATTATCGATAAGCAAAGAGCAAGTTAGGGCCCGTAACAACGCACATATAGATTTACTGAAGTCAGAAGATGCCGCAGCAGAGGAATTCCTCTCTAGGGTTTCCGTTCGTCGTTCCTCGGGGGACCAAGGTCCACCACGGTCGCAGAAGGACTACGTAAGTCCGCTTGAAGGAATGGAGCCTGGCCAAAAACTTTCATCTGGGAAAATGGACGAGGTATACAGAAGCGTTCAAGAAAAACTTATCGAACAGATAGAAAAAATTCAGGAGACTGGCGACGGAAAATGGGAGTTCCCTTGGCACAAGACCGCACTGCCAAAGAACGTAACAAACAATAACCGTCCATACAGCGGCATCAACAGCATGATGCTTATGTTCAAACAGGATGCAATGGGCTATGACACTCCACTCTGGGCTGGATTCAACCAGTGGAAGAAAGAGGGCGGAACAGTTCGAAAGGGCGAGAAGGGAACCATGATAATGATTCCGACCGTCCTTCCAAAGAAGAAAGATGCTGACGGCAAAGAAATCGCCTCATCTGGTGGAATATTTTTCAAGACTGGCCATGTATTCAATATTGACCAAATTGATGGAATTGATAAGGATAAGTTTAAGATTGCAGAGCTTCCAGAAGCAGAGAGAGTTGCCGAACTTGAGCAAGCACTGTCCGAGGTTGGAGCGGTTGTAAATCACGGTGGGGATAGAGCTTTCTATAGACCGTCGACAGACGAGATTACACTGCCCCCGTTTGCTTCATTCAAGAGCAAAGAAGGATATTACGCAGTATTCGCCCACGAACTAATGCACTGGACAGGGCACTCGTCACGTCTTAACAGAGACCACCTTGGCGACTTCGGAAGCCCTGAGTACGCACAGGAAGAATTGATTGCAGAGATAGCCTCTGCGTTCTTTATGGCCGCACACGGTTTAACACCAGAGCCAAGAGAAGACCACGCTCAATATCTTGCTGGTTGGTTGAAGAGACTTAAATCAGACCCTGATGCAATGAAGAAGGCCTTTGGCGAAGCGCAGAAAGCACACGACTTTGCTATATCGAAGTCTCCATCAATGAGCAAGAAACTTGGCAAAAAGGTTGCCGAAGCAGGAGCTATCCCGGGCAACGATGACGGAGGGTATGGAGAAATTGCTCCTTCGCTGTCTTCTGGAGCACGCGATAGATACGTAAGAAACCCAGAAGGAACGATTAGAACTCTTGCCGATGAGATGGGGGCATTTGGTGACGAGCTGCTAACAAGATTCCAAATGGCACAAGGGCCTCGTGATGGTGACAGGAATTGGTTTGAGGATTACGCAGACCTTGGTGAGTCACGCTCACTCAACCAGTGGAGCATCTCCGAGGATGAGTTTGGTAACTGGAGTGCTGAACTTCTTCGCCTTGAGTTTGGCAACGGTTACACCGAGCGTGAGCCAGGCGGACTGATAAGTGATGAATTCAAGAGTCCAGAAGATGCGGCCAAGTGGATTGCCAGCTATGAATCAACACGCCAAGAATGGTCTAAAAAATTCAAACAAGAAAAAGATGTTGAAAAAATATCAAGCATGCTCGACGAAGAGCTTGCTCGTAGGGACGCAGAGTACCAAGACTACGCAAGGATTTCAAGAGAGCGTTCAGACAGGCAGCAATACGTCAGAATGATTGCCGACATAAATGAATCACGCCTTGACTGGACGATGGATGACTGGGCTGACGAAGCCAGCGATATTCAGATGGAGCTTTCGAGAGAAAACTCCCGTCTTTCATCTGGTATGCGTTCGAGATACGACGACAAGCCAGTTGAACAAATTGGTTTGGTGTCAGACGCTCTAAAGAGAACCGATGAAGCTGGCTCAAACGCGAGACACATCGCTTCAAATCTACTCATGGTTCCTGTTGAGAAGTACGACTTTGACGCCATACGAAGAAACGGAGAAGTCATTTCATTCAGTTATAACGGCAAGCCAAGAATGGTTTACCCAACTGGAATGATGACGAAGAAGGGCGGAGGGGTTTATTTTATTGGACTTGACGAAGAGTCGGGCCAGTATAGAAGCTTTAGCCTCCACAAGATTGACGGGATAATCGATGGTGCTGATGCCCCATACAACCCGACGCAACCTGGTGTCCCACAGGGCGCTCCTCGTTCTTCTGCGCAGAGAACCAGAAGTATTACTTCGGACAGATTGAGTTCTGGAAAAGTTAGACCTCTTAATGAAGTACGCGCAGAGATTGAAGAAGACGCTCAGTACGAAAACACGGTTGTGCAAAGAGCTTTTGGTGGGACGCTTGGGAGAAAAGACAAACGTGGTTTTTTCGCAACAATTCCTCTTGAAGACCACGCTGAAGCGATTCAATCCTTGGACCGACTTGTCGCCCTAAGAGATGATTTGCTTCGTTCTTTGCTTGATGGCAAGAAAATGCCTGCCCTTTCGTCTATTTTCGAAGTCGACCAATATGCACCGGTAGCAGAAGATGATTTAGATTTGTTGATTAATATCGACGATGCCGTAGACAGTATTCACAGCGAGCTAGGTCGTACAGAAGAAACATTCTCCAAGCTTAATGACGAAGTCGACGAGTTGAAGGAGAGCATTTCCAAACTAGAAAATTCCTTTAGAACACCCCAAGGCACAACATGGAAAATTCGTGGCCCAGTAAATTTTGAATCAGCAATGGAAAAACATATAGAAGATGCTGATGGGGATGCTGCAGAGGCTCTTTACTACATGAAAAATGATGCCGAGTCAATCATCGACATACTTGATGAAATCGACAACGCGGAAGACAGATTGTCCATACTTGCTCATGAGGAGCAAATAGCTGAAATCAAAGAACTCATTGACTCCATAGATGGTGGCGATGTAACCCCTGAAGATTTTGCGTCAAAGCTTTCAGATTTGTTCTACAAGAACGTAAACGGTCTTGAAAGGGAGTTGAGTGAACTTCTTAAAAATCAGACAAACTTTGAGAACAATGGAGTGACCACTGACAGAGAAGACATTACGGGAATCCCGCGAGACGTTTTCTCATCCAGCACTTTACCCAACTTTGAAATGGCTAAAGGAAACGCAAGCAACCTCCCTGAACCAGGCGACGCACCAGGGCTTAGCTCTGGAAGAAAAAAGAGAACTCAAGGTGCGAAGCGCCGACCGATGTCAGATGCCGACAGACAAGCATTTGCTGATGGGGTAAGACAAAGAGCGGCGACAATCCCAGGGAAGAAGAGACCAGGGCCAAGCAAGGATGAGTTCGGGGACGAAAAATTCAGCTCTGGACGACTTCGCTTTCCAGGAACCGAAAAAAGGAAAAAAATCGGTAAAGACCTCGAGCAGAATGTAGGAATAAAGTTTGGCAAAATGTCAGAAAATGACGGTAGGTCACCGGACGGCAAATGGATGCTTGACGCAAGAAAACTACAACAGATACTCAAGGACGAAAACGGAAAGCCCCTCAGCAAAGAGCAAACCGCCGAGTTTCTTGGCCTGATTGAACGCAGACATGTTGGAGCGCTTGAGCGAATGTTCCAAGATGGAGCAGGAATATCAGAAGCTGACGTTTACGCAATAATCGACAGGTCTTTTTCTGACGGTTCAAACCCATTCGACACGAGCGACATCATTGATGGAATATGGGGTTTTGGTGCAAAACCGTATTGGTATGACAAAGATGGGAATCAACTGACAAAAGAACAGTATGACGACTTCCTGGACGAAGGCATATACATGTACGGGTTGTTGTCCCCAGAAGGAATGGTGGAAGAAGAGCAGTTTGTAGGCGCAGAGACATCCAAGGAAGCATTCCCTATGTCTGCGTTGGCGAGCTATCTGAATATTGAGTCCGACAAAGACTTGGCCAAAGCTTTGACATTCGAGATTAACGGTGAGCAGATTACCGCAAGCACAGAACAGACCAGAAGATGGAGGCGAGACGGTATTCCGACGGCAATAATCGAGCAGCTTGTTGACAGGGGTGTAATTCCTAGTGCTGCAGACGTATTCGGTGAGGAAGGTGCCAAGTTTGACAATTCAATTAGGCAGTTTGACCTCTGGAAGAAAGTCAGCGATACCATCGCCAAAAAGGTCGGGAAAGTAAAGGGTGTCGACCTGGACGAAATTATAGGAGCAAAAAAAGTCCAGACAAGACTAAGGCTTTTCGATGAAGGCAAAGAAGGAAAATTCAACAAAAATACCGGTAAAGCGCTTCGTTACTCCGACGATGAAGTTCAGACAATAGTTGACAGACTCAATAAAAAGTATGACCTTAGCGAAACTGTTGAGTCAATCAAGGGCGGTGGCTCCATGAGTAGTGGACGGCGAGCTGCCCGCAGAATATCCACCTCTGGCCAGGATGCAGTTGAAAAACTATCTGCTGGCCGAGAGAACAATGGAGCCCCAGAGAACATAACGCCACGGATGCAAAACGAAATAATCGGCTGGGCAAAAAATGCCAAGTGGAGTGGATTTGCACAAAGCGTTTTATCCCAGTTCGAAGCGAATGGATTCCTGAGTCCATCTCAGTGGACCAAGCTTCTTCAGCTTCGTGACAATTCGCAGAGAAGACGTTAATAGATAATTAAAAAAGCGTTATTATTAATACTTCCCATAGCGGCGCTATGGTAGGTTATACTTTTACAAACAAATAATTTAATAAACAGTTGGCTGTTTTGCCTTCTGCATACCATTAGGCGCAAGGAGCTCTATTTTATGGCTTACGACGACAAGGCAACAGTGAGTATCGACAGCGAAGGGGCTGTGCTCAAGTGCGCCAAGGGGCTCGAGGCTTCTGAGTGCGGTTTTACCCCAGGAGCGAAGGTTTGTGGCAAGTGTGGTGCGATGCCGGTAGAGATGAAAATGGTACCTGCTACCGACCTTGATATTGCTGACGAGGACATGACGGAAGATGAAATGCAAAAGATGTATGGCATGATGCCAAAAAAGAAAAAGAAGCCAGGTATGCACATGATGCCTGACGGCTCAATGATGGCAGACGAAGATATGCAAAAAGGCATGGACGAAGGTGACGAAGAAGAAGAAATGGGCGAAGACGAAGTGAAGATTAATACGTCCATGGATAAATTCAAGAAGAAGGGCGAGGACGAAGAAGAGCTAGACGGCCCTCAGTCCGACGAGGATGAGTTTGAAGCCGACGTCCAAGACGAAGACGAGATGGGCCTGGAAGATGACGAAGCAGACCCAGAAGAGGAAATGGACTCTGAAGATGATGAGGACATGGCCGAGGCTGAAAAAGTAAACATCATGATGGACAAGTTCAAAAAACAAAGATTGTCTTCAATGGGAATCAAGTCGGAAGACATCGGCGAGCATGGTTATGTTTGCGCCATCGAGCGCAAGTCATATTCCGGAACAACCTCTGTATGCGAAAACTGCCCTGGCGGATGCATCGCAGAAAAAGGAATGCCCGGACTCCTTCATGTCGAGGGAATGGCTGAAGACATGTTCGATGGAAAGGTAATCGATTCGGGTTACTCGCCAGACGCAGACATGTTTGTTGTTGATGTGCAGGCCAAAGATGGCAAAGCAATCGAAGTATTTATCGATGGTACATCTGCAGAGGTTATGGGCTGGCACAAACTCGACGAAAGCGTATTCGAGCAGAAGGCAGCAATCGATGAACTTAATTTGATTAGCTTCACTGATGCAGCAGAAATTGCCGTCAAGTCAATTGATGGTCACGTTGTTGCAGTTGAGCCAGACAGCTTTGAGGGCATTGATTCGTACGCCGTGGAAATCGAAGGATTCGATGGCAAGTCATACGATGTCTTTGTTGCTCTGGACGGAGAGGTTCTTGGATACGACAAGTACGAGCCAGAAGAGGCTGAGGAGATTGAAGCAGAAGCTGCAGAAATCGCCCTTAAGCGCGCATTCACTGAAGAACAGCGCAACGCTATGGCCGAAGAAGGAAACGCACTCCCAGATGGTTCTTACCCAATATCAAACGAGTCTGACCTCAGAAATGCAGTTCAGGCCTTTGGCCGCGCGAAGGACAAGGAAGCAGCAAAGCGTCACATCATGAAGCGTGCTCGAGAACTTGGAAAAGAAAACCTAATCCCAGCAGGATGGGTCGCTGGCGGAGAAGGTATGAGCAAGAAGAACGACGAAACCCTAGATGGAGATTTCATGAAGTCGCTCGTTGAATTCCAGTTGCTCGAAGTAGAAACCGACACAATCTAAGAAAGCGCGGCCCGCCATGACGGGTAAGCCGTTCTACAAAACACGTGTAATCACATCCGAGAGGCTCGTATCGCCACTCGTCGGTAGAAGAGACTTAAACGACGCAGCGACTGCGTTCAAAAAGGCTGTAGTCGAATCAATAACACGGCCAACCCTAAATGCTGGTCTCTCAGTTAAAGCCCTTGATGTTGCCACTGGCAATGAAACATACAAGGACACTGATGGGAAGAAAAGAACCAACAAGGGCGGAACTCCTGGAATGGTTGAACTTCCCAATGGTTACAACTATGTTGCTAGTCAAAAGTGGGAAGAGGGTAAAGTTCTTCAACTTTTTCCATCAATTAGGTCGCGCAAATCTGCTGTAAAGAAACCAAACTTCGGATGGGTTGATGAGCCACGTTCTGTTTCGGCCGACGAATATGCAAAGGTCCTCGCAGCAAAACCAAAACTGCGAATAAGGAAATACAAAGTCAATCAAAAGACTGACGAGATTATCGAGGAGTCGGAACAGACTCTTGACCCATTCAGCCTCAACGGAGACAAGACGGTAAACTCTTCTGGTTATAGCGAAAAGCGACTGCCAGGAAAAACAATCGGACAAAGAGGCAGGTCGCTCATTGCAAGAGCAGCTAGCGCATTTGGAATACTCGTTGATGAAAACGGAAAATTTAGATGTCCACCAGGAACTCCTGCTGCGAACCAATTTACCGACAGCACAGGCGCCAACTGCTTTGGTATCTCCGCATCGGAGATATTTGACTTTGCTAAGAGAATGGCTAGCGGCATCGATACGGGCGATGGCACGCGTGTAAGGAACACCACAAAAAAACTGTTTGAATTCATATCATTTGTTGATAACGGTGGAATACCAGGACTTGGAAGAACCGTATGGAGAGACCCAAACGGCAAAAGAATACGCAACATCAAGAAATGGCGCGAAGCCAATAAGGACGGAAGAAGTCGAGTATTCGTTGATGGAATGATTCGCGCGCAGGACAAGCTCGCGCAACAAGATATAAACATTGCAAGCCTGATGGACTCGCTTGGCGTAATTAGAACAGATGAAAGAAGAAAGACAAACGACGACGTATTTGAGGTTTTTCAGAAGCTGAGAGACAGCGGTGCATGGACGATAGATACAAGCACAAGACTCTCCGCAGAGGACGTTGACAAAATAGTCAAGGCAAGACTTGCGCACGTTCCAGGATTTTCGGGTCCTTCACCAGAGCGCCAGAAGAGTTTGATTGCAGCAGACACAGAGCGCTGGTACACAACCGAAAGGGCGCTACTTGAATCAGCTCTTGACTCATTCATTGCTGACCCAGAACACATGAGGACGATTGCAAAGATTAATTTTCAAGTTAAAAGTCCTGATAACCCAGAAATGGACGAAGCTTCAACCAGCGGAATAACCACACCAGATACAAAACGATTAATGACTGTAGTTAACGTTGATATCCCTGAGATAATGAACAACCAGGAGGCGATGATTCCGAGTCTTGCCCCAGGTGAAAGAATGCGAATCGATTTTGTTGGTGGTAAAACAGATTCGGAAAGAGCAACAGCGCTAACTGACTTTTTAGTCACTGTTGATGGTCATTCGAAGCAGCTTGCAGCAATGGTTGAAGAGCGGGCATTTGCAAGACATATCATGAAGCACGAGATTGCTCATACGATTCAGTTTCAGGGATTTGCGAGAGAAGCCGAACGGCAAATCAGAACAAATGGTTTCATTACAGTTTTGAATGATAAAGGCGAGCCAGTAAAGGTTGAAAATGTAAAAGACTTAAACAGTGGCATGGTGTTTAGCCTCATGAAGAATGCCAGCGACGGAATTGACCTTGAGTCACTAAAAAATGCTCTGTCGAGAGCTGACGTTGTCGGATTTCTTGCTGGGGATTACCCAAAGATGTACTTTAATGACAAATATGGTGCTGATTACTGGGCGCTTGAAGCAACCGCAGAGCTGTGGGCGCTTCGAGACCTTGGAATCATATACGGGGACGACATTGACGCTGCTCTTGAATGGATGGATGACATATCTGACGGTAGATATACCGACATCAGAAGAAGGTCTGATGCTGAAGGATTGCGAGACATTGAATCTCGTTACTACGAGAACCTTGGTCCAGACCCAGAGCTGACTGGAAATAGCATCGCAGAAGTGAAAAAGCGACTCGAAATAGAACACAAAAAGGAGCTGTCGCAGATTGAGGGATGGGCTGACGATTCATCGAAAACAAACGATGACTTTATTGATGCCCTTACTGGTCTTGAATACAATAGGGAAGCATACAATGACTCGTTTGACAATCTTGAGGCAAGTGGAGAGAGCAAGGACTCCCCTAAATTTAAAGAGCTAAATAGAAAAATTAAAGAAAACAATGCAAAGATTGCTTTAATTGAAAAGAAGTGGGCCAGCAGATTCAGCAGTGAAGATAAGGAAAGACGACGCAGCGATGTAAGGAAAATGCGCGAATCAGTACGTGAAAAGATGTTCTCGGAAGGAATTCTGAGGCCAGAAGAGATGGCTGCACGTTCTCGTCAAGAGGAAATAAAGAACCTTACAAAACAAGCCGAAGACATGTCTCCAGATGATGCAATACAGAAGCTTGCTGATATTCGAACATCGCTAAAAGAGCCAGGACTATCCGCAGATTCCAAATCGGTTCTTCTTGAAGACGAAAAAATTGTTCGGGCAATATACAAATCAAAACTTGATGGCTCCGAAGACCCAAAGGTTTGGTCAAAGCAAAGACGTGAGCTTGACACAAGGGTTGATGAACTCGTGAATCCACCAAGACAACAAGCGCTAAAGAAAACGAAGAAGGTCAAGACCGATAAGTCTGGTGCCAGCTATGCAAAAAAGATTCAAAAAGATGAATCATATGCAATGACAGGCGAGCAAGCTGCAGCAGTAGAACGACTTGGTGACCCATCCTTGACCGATATTGGCAATCTAGTTGACCCAGACGGCAATGTTGTTGCCATAAAGAACATTAATCGTCGTTACAGAAGAGCGCAAAGAAGCGCTGGTGACCTTTCACCCAGTAGCGAGACTGCAGCACTGGAAGACCAAATTGAGAAAGTTCTTATTCCAGCGATGGAAGCGATAGATGAATCATCTATCCCAGACGACATTGAGGTCGAAGCCGAGATGTACTTTGATGTACAAAACGGTTTCAAAACGATAAACGAAAACTTTGATAATCAGAGTTTTGTAAGCGGTCGGATTATCACTGATGAATCACCTCACAAGCCAGGTGAGGTTCGTGATGCCAACGGAGAAATTGTCACTCGAGCTGGCAAGGAAAAGTCTCGCGTCATAGTGCAGGTATCAAAAGGCGATAAGGGACTATTTAGAACGAACGAAACAGTTCTTGGCGAAGAGGGTTCACTAGTTCTCCCTCCAGGCAAAATGAAAGTTGTTGATGTAAGACCTGACGGAACAATCGTTCTCCGCGTCCAAGAGCAGGACAATGTTGTTGATGTTTTAGACAGGGTTTCGTCGTCAATCGGGCAAGAGGGGCCCAGTGCATCGCAGCACGCAAAGGGTACAAAAAAGAAGATTGACAGAATCGCCAACAAGTATGTTGCTCAAAGAAGAGAGAATGGTCTACCGTCTACCCCGTCAAGACCGAAGCGTGAGGTGGAAATCGAAGATAGGAACATAGAGGCAAAACGGGAAGTAATCAGCGCTGGCGGTTCATTTGGCGAACCACCTTCTGAGGACTACGTGGCAGAAGTTGGCAAGTCTCCACTTGTTCAGCCTGCCGAAGCAGATATCAAGCCAGACCAGGTCGACCCACAAACTGGTCGTCCAATAATGAAGACAGTTAATCGAATGAATGTTGGCGAGCTTCTAAGCAGAAGAGCCGCCACATATTTGCGATTACTTGAGCCTGATTATGCAAACGACAAAAAAGGTTTTCAAGGAACCGACAGGGCAACCCTGAAGTCTCTTGACGACGAACTTGCAAAGCGTGGAGAAATAATTACAAACCTCCCGCAACCGCCAGAATTTGACCAAGACTATATACCGGGGACTGGCAAGCGAGCACCATACAAGACGTCAGCTGGTTCCGTATCGGACCCAACATCAGGACGTGAAGTTCTTGGTGTTCCACAGACGCGCGAAGAAAGAAAAGTCGCAAGAGCCACTAGGGCAAATATGACATTTGAAGATATTAAGCGCGTCATGGCTGGAGAGAGTCCAAAAGACGTAATGAACGATATGTCAAGGGACTCACTTGACTCTGTTGTGGCTAACGAAATCGCACGAAAATCTCCTGAAGCTTTGATTAAAGACGTTGAAGATGCAGCAGTTGAATTCCACGCAGGGATAGACAAGCGTCCACGCGTAAGAATGACAGAGAATCAATTAACAAAATTTGCTGATGATGGCGAGTTTCTGCCAACCGAGACAGACGATGTTGTGCTTGAAAGCGGCGCGATTGGTCGCAGGCTTGAAAGACGGTTAAACCCAAGAACAAGGCGCACAGCTCCAAAACTGTCATCTGGAGCAAAAATATACAGAAAACTTGAACGAGCTGAAACCTTTCAAAACGAGGATGAGCTTGGGATAAAAAGAGGAAAAGAAATTTCTGAAAAACCAGAAAAACTTTCATCTGGGGCAATAGAGAGAACGCTAAAACCTGGAGACCTCAAAAAATCTCCAACTCAAGGATTTGCAAAAAAGGACGGACGATTTGGCGAAGAAAGAAAAGCATTTGATGTTTACGACATTGGAGGGGAGTCTGTCGTATTCGGTGGCCCGACCAATGATTTTGAAATGGAGTCGGACGCTAAGATAAAAAATGTACCGATAAATCCTTACGCCATAACTGGTCTTGATAAAACAAGTGAGAAAGGGCAGGAACTTGCCGAGAAGTGGGTAGCTGCCCGCGCCGCGCACCTCAGCGAAGGAGGAAATCCTGGAAAGTCAACAGATGTTGACGCACTGTTTTATGCGTCTGTTCGTGGTGATGATGACGCAGCAAAAGAGTTCGACAGGCTTTCTGAAATTGGTTTGGAGCTTATTGCTGAAGAAAGAGAAAAATCTATTGAAAGAATATCTTTCTCTGAGGACGACCTTTTGCAAGAACGAAAAGAGGGTCTAGACAAAATTGGTGTGGATGATTTGTACTTGGTTCACGAAACTCAGTACGACCCACCACTGGACGCTGACGGAAACATAATACTTAAACCACTTAGCGCCTATGAATTGACCTCTGATTCAGGAGAAAAGGTAACCGTCCAAAGACACACGATACACTTTGCGCTTAACCATATTGCTGGTGGTCATATTGCTCGCCAACAAAAACCAGGTTCAAATGTAATAGTTGTTCGACTTAGAGATGTATTGGAAAATAATCCAGACAGCGTAGATTCTCTTTTCCCAGTTGACACCGTCTTAACACCTAAGCCAGGTGGCGGGATAAAGATGCCAAAGGGTAGTTTTCAGGTTGTGAAAACAACAGAAGACGGTGATTCAAATGAAATGGTGAGGACAGCACTGAAAGAACTTGGTGCAAAACACTTCTTTGAACCAGGAGAGTACAGCTCATCCACTGGAGCGGAATCGGCCGTGAGAAGAATCGCAAAAGGCGAAGGATTTAGTTATCAAATGCATTCAAATATGCCACATGCATACATTGAAATGAATGCTTCAGGGACAGAAGAGCAGTTAGGCAGACCGCCAACACTTGAACTGTGGCCACAAGAACTAGCGCGAATGAGCAAAAATGCCCAAAAGAGCGTTGGTATATCAGACAAATTTACTGGGACAACAGGGGTCATGGTAGACGATGAATTTTCGTCTGGTCGCAGAGCCGGTCAAGCAAGCAGCAACCCTGACGCATCGTCCGGAAGATTGTCTTCCGGCGCAAGAGTTTCGCCAAAACAAAGAAAAATACAGCTTAAAAAGGTTAATGATGCAGAAAACTATTTGAAAAATCTGGATTTGCAAATAACAGAAGTTGATTTGATTGATTCAGAAACGGGCCAGCAGAAAAAGTCGCCAATTTTTTCCGTTGCTGGCAGACCAATGGTCTTGGTTGACGTAAACGGAATAAGAATACCGTTCTATCAGAGCACGGGTAAAGGCGGGAAAGAAAATCCGGTAGGGAAATGGTATCCAGTTTTTGGTATTGGAAAATCGGATGTAATATTTGATAGGGAGTTCAAACGATTTGTTGATAGAGGTGGATGGTTCAACAAGGGTGACACGTATGAATCAATAGACAATTACTACGATGTTCCAGAATTCAAGAGAATAGCAACAATCCTCAACGATATCGAT